ATAAACGTCTTGCACCACGGGTGTTTTACATTGAAAGCGATCCACCCATTCTCAGAGTTTTTACCTCCACGATCTAAATATGTAAACAGATCATTACCGTGAGGCAAACGATCATTTAGCCACTCCTCATTATAGTCTTCTAGTTGCACGACATCACAGTCCATCCACACCACGTGCGTGACATCTGACTGCATTTTATCCATGATGTGTTCTATAATTGCTTGTGGTTTGTGAGAGAATTTATCCCACCAGTGATCAAAATGATCGATCATTACTTGTGAGTTGGAATCTCTCCAACGTTGCCACTCAATATGTCTGCTACCTTTACCCTCTTCATAATGATAGGGTTGATGTTGCCACGTAGATGTAGCGTCTGCACCAAAATCAGCCCACAACGCCTTGTTCCAACATGTAATAAAGTCTACCTTCATAGTACAACTTTGCTCACTTTGCTGTTGAACTGTTCGCTGTTGTATATTTTTATTCTTTCAACGCTATGTCTTAATGTGAAGTTGGGCTTACCCTGACTCTTTAGATCATCTGCGATGTCATAGAGTTTGGTCGTTCTGCCATCATCTGACAATCGTAGACCTCTACCAATGGACTGTAACACCCTGATTTGCGATTTGCTGGGAGATGCGAAAACAATATTGTGTATGTTCTTAATATTAATACCAGTACTAAAGGTACCAAGACTAGCAAGGGTAATAGAATCTGTTTGCGACTCAATGATAGCACGAACTGCCTCCCTATCTGTTGTTTTTGTTTCACCACTCACATAAAATAATTTTCTTCCTTCGGGTATCTTATCTTCTATCATATCTCGCAGAACTTTGCCATGCTTGTCTACGAGATTGAAGAGTACGAGAGTATTACCGTCAAGACTGAGAGCGAGATTACGTATAAAGTTATTGCGTTTGTTGTGCGATACCAAAAAGTCAATTTCCTCTTGATAAGTGCAACCATGAAGTCTATCTCCATCTTCCTTTAAATGTTGTAAAAGTATAATGTCAATGTCTAGACTGGCAAGTTGCTTTTTCTCCTGGAGTACTGCGGTTGTCGTTACTCTATGGACTGGACCAAACAGACCTTCAAGCACCAGTTTGTGAACCTGAGTGCCATCTAGTGTACCTGTTGTGCCAAATCTATACTCTGCATTGTAGGACTTGTTCATAATAGAGGACAGCGACTTAGATTTAAAGCCGTGTACCTCATCACCAAAAATGCATCCAAAATCTTCAAACCATATAGGGCTTAATTTATAGATGGACTGCCACGTGGTGATGATTATTCGTTTATTTGTTTCTTTAAGTTTACCACTGTATATTTTATGAAACAGTTCCGGGTCAAAACCGTAGTCGGTAAAGTCTTTTGCCATCTGTTCAACCAAAGATGTTGTAGGAACAATGAGCAAAATTTTTCTATCATGATTCTCTAGATACCAACGCATCAGCATGTAGATGATGAGTGACTTACCACTACCCGTAGGTGATATCAGAATAGAACGTTTGAATTTAATTGCATGACATACTGCATCATACTGATAGTCACGAGGCGCGAATGGTAGCCCTATGGTGGAGATCCACTTCATCGTCTCCATGTGATTCACTTTGTTTATTGTGTAGGGCAGACCATAGGGACCATCTTCTACGTGAATGCCATATCCACGCTCCATACAAAACTTCTTGATGCTCCAATAAAGACCCGCGTTGATCTCACCATTGGTGCGATTCAGCATACGAATCTTGCCATCCCAGCGCCGCGCCTTGACCGCTGGCATAAACTTAGCACCAGGTACCTCAAACGTGTAGTACTCAGATAATTCAGACGCCACCGAAGGCTCGCAGTCAGTTAACTGAAGCATTGCGTGATCTTTTAATCTGAATTTAATTTCTTGCAATTAGAACCCTGCCTCAAACTGTTTCCATCTGATGATGTTACCTACAGTTTGATGTCTCCACTTTAGGTTATCAACGATTTCCTTTAGTGTATCTATCACGGTCTTTAAGTATTCAATTTTGGCTTCACTCGCAACAAGTTCTGTATCAGCCTCAACAAAGTGCTCCATGTCACCCTTCAGAATTTTGAGACCATCAAACGGATCTGGATTCCAGCCTTGAGCCGCAATTTCTTCTTGACTCAATTTACCATGGAACCAAAGCCATTTATATTTCATCAGTTCTTTCTGTTTGAACTCGGCGTCTTTGAGTCTCAACTTGGCCTTAGACAACAGGCCAAGATACTTGGCATGAAGTTCAGGTGTTTGTTGACTAGAGATATCTAAAGAGTTAGGATCGATTCGGCAGTCTTTCTGCCACGCATCCAATATTTGTTCTAATGTCATAATGTAAACTCAAGTAAGGTATTACATATTATATCACAAAAATTCGAAGTAATCAAACGAAAAGGATATGGGACAGGTAATAAACGTTTCTTCGTTAGACGCGCTAAACTGGACATCACCTAGCGTGGTAGGGAATGCGTTAACGTACTTGAACTCACGATTCTTGTTGTTTGCACTGGTAAGAATCATGATCTGGATGTCACAGTAGTCCGCTAAACTACCATCTTTAAATGATGACAGTTTGTGCTTGGTCTCTACCATGTTCTCCATCCAAGTATATATCTCTCGGTAAACTTCCATGTTTTCATCAAGCAACACGTCCATTGTAAGAGAAGCAAACTCAATCTGATCACCAATGAATGGTAAGCCAGCAAGTCTAGGTCGCCCTAGTTTTGTCTCGCCAACTTCCATACTGGGATGCTGAACAGATTGAGCCATAAAAGAGAGATATGGAAATCTCTCCTTGTTAATTACGACACGAAAACCTGTCGGTTGTAACAGGTTGGTTTGGCAATAATCTTTCATTTAACACCCTTAGTGAATTACTAAGAGTATTTATACTAAGTGAAAGTATGAATACCCACAATAATTCCTAAAGATGCACCCACACCAACCATTAATTTACCAAAGTCTTTGGCGATAATCGGATATGCTTTTGCAGGCAGTTTGTTTGCAAACGTCTGAATTGCCAGTTCACGACCACTCAGCAGACCAATAAACACCCAAGTCGTTGACATCGGAATGTTGTTGTACTGCTTGAAGTAGAACAGAATGATCAGGTAAATCAGATCAATCAGTGTCGCACTCTTCACGTATTGTGTGCTAGTCTTTTGTCGCACGATCTGTTGGATCTTACCACCCTGTTCTTGGAACATAAACCCAAGACCAGCAACAAACAATGCTGAGATACCGACAAGCAGTTCCGCAGAGATCTCACGAGGCAAGAACACTGCGATGTTTGCCATGTCGTGTGACAACCACGTCCACCACAACCACCCAGTAACGACCCACTGTGCGACTCGCCATTGCGTGTCACTACCACCAAGATCAACCTTGCTCATGTACTTGGTGACGATTGCCCACAATGCGTATGCACTCACTGCGGCAACACCATATCCTGCAAAGGATTTGACTAGCATTTTCTCTAGTACGAATGTTGAGGCGAATGCTGAGAGAACGAGAAACGATGTACTTACGGGTACGCCTATGCGGGTGAGTAGCAGAAGAACTGCGGGTGCGGCCGCATGATACCATTGCGGTTCCAGATAAGGAATTTTATCTAGTCGTCCATACGATATGTCGCCGTACATTCCCCAACCGTACCAGAGCGCAAACACGAGAACTGTACTCGCACCCGCCCAGAGGTATTGCCACTTGACTCGACGATTACTCGCCATCCAAGTACCAAGAGTTTGAATAGAATCGTTCGCAAGAACGGAGTAAGATGCTAGACCGAATCCTAGGATGGTCCAAACAAGAGTCATTGTGTCCATTAGAATGTATACCTTATTTCAGTTTCGAGTTTTTCGCTTTTGTCTTTCAGTTCAAATTTACCTTTGAACACCCAGTTGTTTTGTTTGAACTTGTAACCAGTCTCCATACTGAACTTATTGTCAGTCATGGTGCCTGCTTCAATGTAGAGATTGTTATCTGCCTTATAACCTATACGCAGATGTTCTTGATGGGTGTGACGAACAGTGTTGTCCTCACGTTTGTATTCTATATAGGGATTTGCTAACGCCTTGTGATGGGCATTGATTATCACGAAGAGAAATAGAAATCCAATAATCATTTTCATAGTAACACCTGTTATTGCTTTGTTGTTACTATGTATTTACTGTAAATGACTATTGGATTGTGTTAAGATTGGATCAATTTTATGTGACGTTTGTGTTAATGTTAGACAAAAAAAAAGGGAGACTAAAAGTCTCCCCTCAAAATGATCACTAATGTGACTCTTTTTATTGTCAATATTAAGCGAGGATATTATCGACCCTAAAGATCCTGTAATATTGATTTTGACGAGCCGATCCCAGACCTTCGTTCAGTTGAGAACCGCCTTCTGAGTAAGGATTACTTACCATGCCATAACGAGTCTTGAACCCGATACGTGGTTGGAAGTCATTCTCACCAACTGCACGTACCATCTGAAGAGGTACGTAAGGGCAGTAGAATACACCAGCGTCATAAGGATTGGTGCCTTTGTAACCAACAGTTACATAGTCAGCAACCGCATATGGGTCGATGTAAACTTTAGTGCGTCCGTTAAGAACACCAGCAAACGTGTTACCTGTGTCGTCAACATTCAAAGAAGTGTTGAGTGCAGGTGAGTAGTCAAGCATACCAGCGGCAGTTAAGGCAGTCGCAACATCTGAAGAACAGATGATGAAGTTACCCTTACCACGACGAGTTTCTTTAGCAATGACGTTACACTCACGCTCTAATTGAACCAAGAGACCCTTGAACTTCTCAACTGACCAACGACCATCGGCGTCAGTAGCGAGGTCAAAGATACCAGCAGTCTGGATACCAGCCTGTCGTGAACCAATTTTCGCTTGGCTGTTGATAGTTCGGATAACTTCTCGGTTGATTTCAGCAAGAATCTCAGTTGACAAAATGTTTGCCAATTCAGTTTCAGCGTCAAGACCGTGGATTGCCTTAAGATCTTGCGCAAGTTCCAGAGTGTACTCTGCTTTCAATGCGCGTGACTTAGCGACAACGCTGGTCTTATCAATTGAGAAACCCATCTCATGGAAAGTGTTTGCACCAGCACCAGTTCCGAGTGCTTCAGCAGTAGCAGTTGACATGCCAACACCTACGCTAGGTACGAACAAACCTTCTGAGTCAACAAGACTTGAGTCTTGAACGCCAGACGTTGCACCGTCAGCCGCGCCAACCAAACCTGAAGGACCACGAGAGTTGTGTGAACCAGCGTTTGCTTCGTCATGTACACTGTCGCCAGAGTAAGTAGTTTGTGCTTCGTTGAAGAGTGCTTCAGTACCTGCCGCACCACCACCAACTTTAGGCGTCTTGTATTGTGAACGCATAGCGAAGATCAAGCCCGTAGGACCAGTCATAGGCTGTACACCACATACGTCATATGCCATCAAGTTAGGCATTGCACGGCGTACAAGAGCGATTAAGATTGGGTTCCAGTTAGTAGCGGCACCTGTGCCACCGTCGTTTCCGGAAAGACCGTTACCAGCCGCATTAGCCGCAACTTCGTTCATCATACCCTGCTCATAGAGGGCTTTTTCTTGGTTCTCAAGTACCGCGGCAGTTACGCTACGACGATGTGAGTCACTGATTTTACCAGCAGACTCTTCGTTCAGTACTGGAGACCATTTTTCTACTAATCGATCATACGATTCCATAGAGATACTCCTTATTTGTTAGATTTTTTGATTGCTGTAAGGTACTGAGACATAGCAGATGAAACTTCTGCGGTGTCTTCTGACCAATCGTCAATAGTTTCATCAGCGACTTCTTCGGTGATTTCTTTCTTAAAGTAAGACTCTTTAACAGTCTTGACCTTAGCAGTGAAAGATTCTTCATCTTCAAAGTCTAATGATTCTACTAATGACTTTAACTTTTCTACTTGAGTTTCCGCCATGTCACGCGCACTTTCGCGAACGATTGTATCACGTTGAAAGGCTTCTAACTGTTGTGACATTTCAATTGCAGTACCTGTCTGTTCGTTGAGTTTTGCTTCCAACTCTTGAACGGTTTCTGCAAGTTCATCAACTAAGTCAACCTTGGTTTCGGGAACATCAATGTAAGACTCAATAAACAGATCCTTAAGACTGTTCATGAACCCTTCAGCGATTTCAGTGCGGAGACCAGTCTCCACAGCGAGTTTGTTCTCGTCCATCCATTGTTCAACTACGTAGTTGAGATATGAATCAACCTTCTCCACGAGATCAGAACGTGTAGATTCAAGTTCTTCCTCAAGGCGAGATTGATATTCATCTTCTAATCGTAAAACTTCTTCCGAGATTTTAGATTTGATAGCAGTTTCAAAGATAACAGCAGTTTTCGCTTTGAACTCATCTGATAAAGTGGCTTCGCTTTCTACCAATGATTTGAGTTCGTCAGAAAAATCGTAAGATGCTTCCGCAAATTCTTCTTCTTCTTCAGTGATCTCTTCAACACCCATTTGATCCAGAAGAGCCTCAAGGTCTTCTTTCTTCATTGATGCCATCATTTTGTAACCAGCGTTAACCATTGATGCCTTTGCCTTAGGCGTATTGCCCTGAGGTGCAGGCTCGTCTTTGCCGTCTTTGTCGCCTTTACGTTTAGCCGCTTTCTTTGTAGAAGCAGATGTTGCCGCTACAGATGCTACGCTTTGCGCTTCAGCATTTTTCATATCGTGACCTTCCTCGACTTGGTTGTCCTCATCGTGAAGTTCAAGGTCTAAATTTTCTTCAGACATAATGACTCCTTATTAGTTTGATTTGAGCAACGAGAGGAAATTTTTAAACTCACGAATCTGCGTCTCGTAAAGATGCTTTTTCGGAGCAGTTTTAATTTCTGTCTCCATTTCTTCAATTACTTGAGGTTGGATAATGCCGTTATTCCATACCCACTCTACGCCTTCCATTATGCCATTGACAAATGCGGCTGGAGCGGAGGGATCTTGTACGATATCAACAGTATTTAAAATAAAATCGTCACGTACATAATTGGCACCACCTTTACTCTCAAGACTACCCATACCACGAGTTGACACGCCTAGTTGAACGCCACCTTCGAGAAGACCTTTTACAATCTGACCCATAGGAGTATCCAAAATTTGTGCCTTTCCAACAACATCATTACCCTTCCATTCCAGTTGAGTAATGAGGTGAGAAACTTTATCAAGATTCACAGTAGGACCTTCGGGATGATTTAACTCACCGACTGATCGCTTCTGTGACACTTGCTCGGTAACGTACTTATCTACAGCCTTTTCCATAATAGGACGAGGATAAATACGACCATTTCTATTCTTTTGTTCTGCTTGTGCAAACACACCTTCAATAGCAAACGACTTAGGCTTACCATCTTTGGCTTCTGTGATCACTGTCTCAATGGACTGATCAATATATTCTGCCATCAATTTCATTTACATTTCCTTAGCAAACATGACACCCATCTTTTCAGCCTCTTTCTGGGACTTATAGGTGTCTAATTTATCGCCGTCAATATAAACGGAGAACCCTTTGTTATCTTTATGAATCATTACGGTATGTTTATTAACCTTATTCTGGTAGACATGATCTCCAGCAGGCATCTTTTTTTCTCGTATGTTTTTAAAAGATTTCATAACTATTATTTATACAAAATTAATCTTCAACAGGTTCGTCTGATTCTTCTGGCTCATTATTGTACATTTGACCAGCAATCTTGGCTTTTGCTTGGTCCAACTGCGTCTGAAGACGATCACTAATCATGTCGTCAAACTGACCAGTGGCTTTTGTGAAGTCTTTGGCTGCGATTGCATCAAGAAAATCATTAATATCATTTTTTTCAAGATCAACATCATCGCCAGTAACAGTGCCTACTTCGCCCTGTACTCCCTGATCAATTACTTCAACTTCTGATTGTTGTTCTACTTCACTCATTTTATATCCTCGCTATGTAAGATGTTTTCTTCAAGTTATCATTAAGTTTTCTGCCTGTACTACCAGCAGTTTTGTGTTCTGAAAGCGTTTCGTCCCAGACCTGATCAGCGGCGGCATTCGCAATCGCAGTAACATCGGCTGGTGTAATCGCAACAGCAAGTGCTTCTACCGTAATCAATTCAACAATGTTGGATCTAACCAACGACACCGAAACACCGTTCGCAAATCGAAACGGTGTTTCACCGGCTTCTCTAGTATATAGGTTACCTGTTATAGTCAATGTGTAGGATGTTCCGTTAGGAGTAGGTTGTATTCTCCAACCGTTCTCTAAGAAGAAAGTAGTACCTAGATCCTGACTTTCAGTAATTGGGTCACCACCAACAGCAGTAAATGCCTTTGCCCATACAATAGGAGGAGGCGATTCTGTTGAAAACTGCGACCACTCTTTCCAAGCAGAATACAAATCAGTTTTAACGTTTAACTCTGTGACCCCTTCTGCAACATAAATGTTTCTGTTAGCGCCATCAAATGATACTTTTTGGTTAGGATGACCGCCTGCTGCGGCAGTTTCCCAGTTCCACCAAGAACCATAGTTGAAAACTATACTAGGCATCTTACTGAACGATCTCTTTCCAAGCAATACTAAACATCACTCGTGGATCTGAGAAGTCCTTGATTTGCTCGTGTCCAAAGAAAGTAAATGTAATACGTGATCCTACGAACCCATGAATAACCCCGCCACTACCATATGTGAAAGCAGTAGTGTCTATTGGTTGAGTCAAATTTCTATCAGCATAGAGATATGCCTTAGTCAAACTAACGATCTTGATAAAACACGTTCTTGGAAATGGATTAGTCCCTGTACCAGATACACCATGTAAATGTAATGCACCGTCTGCTACACTTATATTCAATGGGAACGTAGCAGTTTCTGGTTCACGTAAAACCCATCGGTCTGATATCTGAGGTTTATTACCAGCATCAGCAGGATCAATAGTAACAACTGCTGGTCTGGTCATTGTGAATGTTTCTGTTCCAGCAAAAGTGCCTGTGGTTGCCTGAGACAATGTTACTTCTGTGCCACTCACTACCTTTTTAATAGCAGTGTCAGCGGTAATATTTGGTCCTGTGATTGCCGCACCTTCAATTAGTTTAGTGTGTGTTACACTAGTGGCAGTCGGTAGTGCAGTATTCTGAATGTTTTTACTCAGTGTAATTACGTTTCCAACGACTGCTAATACGGTAGTGCCATCGGCAGTGTATGGAGTGTTATCCCCATCAACTGCAATGATGCCACCGCCTACAACAACACCAGAAGCATCGGTTACAGTAAGTTCAGTTCCATATGCCGCTAATTGACCATCAGTTGTTAAAGTAATATCTTGATCGTCTAGTAAAAGTGTAGTGCTGTTACCAACTGCGTCAACTGCCGCACCCACTCCTGCTGTTGCAATGTTGTTTTGAATACCAGTAATAATATGTTCAGCAATACCACCATCATCTGGAGAATTTTTATATGAACCATATTGCAAATTGATGTAACGATCAGTTAAAACATCTGTGAATTGACCATTAAACATATCTTCGAATTCGATTTTCTTTGTATTGCCTGGTTTATTGGTGTCCTCAAAAGAAGTACCAGCAGTAGAAACTTCGAAGTTTGTGCCAGGGATTCTTGCGAAATCGTGCCCAGAGTGAACACTGTTAACACCTACTCTAAAATGAACAATTGCGTTACGACTTGCTCCTTTGCTTGCTGAATCAGGGGTTGCATCGTTATCATAAGCGTATGCGGTGATCTTAGTAGGAATAAAAATACTATGATCAACAGATGTGCCATCGGCTAATAATTCTGATGGTGATAAAGTGAACAAAGGTCTAAATCCAATTCCGTCTACGGGCAAGTGACCAGTGGTGTAAACCTTTGGTCTACCCAAACTTTGCAAATTGATATCGACTTCAGTCCACACCGATCCACTATAAGATCTTATATAAACAAAATTAGCATCAGAAGGTCTTGACTCTGTAAGTCCGAGTCGAACTAATCCAGCAGGTAAACTGCCATACCCACCTCCAGTACCACTTCCGTCACCGTATACAGCATGATCTTGCATTTCCGAATCACTTAAATAGCCATTAAAATGACACACAGGAAGTGATGCAGTCTGAGTCATTGGTTCTGTATATGTGTTACCGTGATAGTATTCGTGAATAACTACTCTTCGACCCTGATAAAAGGTGCCAAATCGAATACGACCCGCACCATGCCATTGCACATCAATCCAGTAAATATTGTCTTTTGTTACATCTAAATTTAACTGACTTTTATTTGCCGCTCCAAGACTACCGTTTACTAAATCACCATTGAAGTTAGGAAGTCCGTCAGCAGTATTTGATGAAGCAAGAATATAATCTTTCTTTGTTCCGGAAACTGAAGACCTACGAACAAGATACAATACGCCCGTAGGACCAACTGTAAACATCATACCGTTTTGAGCATCAAACATTCCAAATGATCTTTCGCAACCACTGTTACCGTGATTTGTGATGCTCAAAGGACCTGCCGCCAGAGAATCAACTAACATCGTCCCCATAAACAAATGCGAAGAGCCCGGAATATAGTGATGATATGTATTAGATGTTGCTGCCGCAAAGTCTTGTTCGGTTTTAACTTTTACTTCAATGTATTTGCCTACATTATTGTGTTCAATGGCAGCAGTCCGAATGGATCTTGCTCCTCTGTTTAGATAAGTGAGAGAAAAGTTTTCGTATAGTTCGTCGGGTGATGAATAAACATATTCGCCTAAGTGGGTTGCTCCTGACGTTCTAAGTTTACCAAAAGCATCTAACTGAGGGGCACCTTCATCAAAAGTAATTTGTGCGGATCCGTATGCATCGACATCGAGACCGTAATCTGGATTATCATAACCCATAATGTTTTGTGCTGGAATATAAACATCGTATGCTTCAGCGACTGTACCTACGTTGGTTACACCGTCCGGTGCTGTTATTGTTTTACCGACAGCAGGAACTGTATTTTCAAACTTTGCTGATTGATTGTAGTGTACTGCTAAAATACCAGTTCCATCGCCCTTGTCATATACACCGTGAACGTGAACCATACCGAAATCGGCAACGGAATACCTTGATCCAATCTGCCAAGTATGACCAGTGAAAGTACCACCTGCGGTAAATGCTATTTCGGCAGTATGTACCATGTACACACGATCCCCAGTACTCTCCGGTGGTATCCTAGTATATCTCTTTTCGCCTGTCATTTTAGATCCTGTTAAATTCGGTTGTTATCATTCTATTTATACTTCAAACGCATCAAAGTTTCTGTCAACAACTTGTGACAATGGAAACGAATTGTTTGTTGCTGAGATTGTTTGATTCAATTGGTAGATAGGTAGACTACCCACTCTGAATGCTAAGATGTCTACTACTTCGGCCGCTGAAACAGAAAAGGTATATGAAGCATTTACTTTCTCTACCGTGACTGTTTCGCCCGGAGAGTCTATTATATCGGGTAATTTACTAGTCGAAGATGCAACGTCAGTAACATTGATTGCTGATGCCGTGGGTGTGCCGACTACTGTATATGTATCAAAGATTTTAAGATTGCTTCTTTGTGATACTCGAACTTGGTCACCACCTACAAGATTCATCGTCGTGAAATCTGTCGTACCCGTTCTAAGTATTTGTGTTATATTTGCACCACCACCAGTGTCTAACTCGATGTCTGTACTTGTGACTGCTGAAAGAACGTCTTCATCAAACAACGTAACTGGTGCTGCCAC